CGTGCCAAAGCTTTCGTATAGCGGGAAGCTAGACGATCATAGAGGTTATCCTCAATTGCTTCTTCCGTGATAGAGAAGGCAAGTGCGATAGTCTCCATGGTATACCTGGCGGTATACGCTTCCTGTGCATCATCGAATGAAACAGCAGTTCCTTCCGTTTTAACGGGGGCTGACCCAAAACCGGAAAGCATGACCTCCTCCTCAAACGCACGTTCTGAGGATTCCGTGTCATAAATTTCTGATGCTTCGTTATCATACCTGGCATACTCAAGTCCAAAAAGGGCATTGAGGCCAGGCTCTAGCTCTTTCGCTAGTTGAGCTCTTGAAATAGCCATCTCTCAACTCCTCTATACGCCAGTAACGGAAATGGTTGTACCCGCGTTAGCAGAACCATTTGGTGCATTAAAGTGATTATTCAAACGAACAATCACACCAACCCCAGCCGCCGTGAAATCCAGGTTCTCTGGATTGTCTTCCCATCCCATTATTCTAAGATGGAAATCAGGCCCTGTGGTCGCTGCAGTACTTATATCTACCTGAGCACTAGAAACACCAGTAGCCGTTGTGCCGTTTGCCGCTGTCGCAAACTGTGCGTTCTTGAATCTATCAGCGATAGCAGTTGCTTTACTGGTCCATGTAGCATCAGAAGTTATAACAAACAACTGGTTCGGGTCATCAGCAACATACGCCTTAATAGGATGGTTGCTGTCTGCTCCTGAACCAGGCCAAAGGTTACTAAACGTAGGCTTTAACGTGGTACTCGCCACATATTCACAACCCATAAAAACACCAAGCAAACTAACGGATCCACCGGCAGCGGCCCCAACTATGTCGATATATCCCGTGGAAAGCGGGATAACGGGGCTGCCATGGTAGATGGCGTTAGTATTGCCATTGGCAATTTCATACATTGGATAATTGGCAGCACCAGTCGAGTTAGCGGCCTGTCCCAACATCTTTAAGGGACGTAGACCATATGCTCCTTGACTGTTGGCCATATCATTTTACTCCTGGCCCCCTTCTTGGGGACCTCCAAAAGTTACACGGGACTGCCGATCAGGTTTACTAATCGGCATGGAGGGGTGTTGCTCACGAGCTAAGTCGTTATCAACGGCCTGCATTTGTTGGCCAGTCATACCCCTATAATACGCGTTGCGTTCCTCAACGATTTCCAATGGAATCCTTGCTAACAATAAGCCACCTACTCCAATAACGCCGGCGTGCTGCCCATCCTGAACCGTAGGAATATCGAAGTCTGGGTGTTCTTCGCCCCGCACCAACTCCCAACCCTCACGGGTTCTAGCTGATACGTTTTTGCGGTCGTCAAACCCCATGACTTCAGATCGTATCCACCTGTGGGTATAACCTTCAGGTGGGGGCGGCGCATCCAGTATGGATGGTGGCTTCCAAGGTTCCCTGCGTGCCCCTTTGGCACGGGTCTCATTGGCTCTAAGCGTCCTCGTAGACTTTTGGCGAGATGTGGTCTCAGTATTACTCATGATTAGTCCCTCACATATTTTGCGTATTCTTCAAGCGGCACGTTGAGCCTCTTTGCCATCGCAACTTGAGAGGGCGTTAATCGCACAGTCTTTCGTCCACTTCTGTTGCGGGATGCGGAAGCCTCGGCTGACGCAACCTTGCGGCTTCCCCCGTTCGACTGAGTTTTCTGTCCAAGTTTATGTGGAAACTCCGACACCATTCTCTTGTCAAGCTCAGCATAGTAGTCATCTGATGTCGCATCAAACCCTTCATCCTCAATTAAGCGACGATGAACACCAAATGCGGCGTATGTCATAACTTCATCTTGCCCAAACCAGTTATTCCTCTTGGCCCAAGACTCCGCTTTAGGATCTGGGGGGGCGGCTGGTTGTTGTGCTGGGGCAGTTGGTTGTTGTGCTGGAGCGGCTCGGGGCGCTGGAGCTTCACGTTGAGCTTTTGCTAACTTGCCCTTCTCGAATGCCAAATTGGATAAAGCCTCCTGGCCTTCGACAATCTTGTCAACATCGCCGCTCTCATGGGCTTCCTTGAGAAGTCTCTTTGCGGAATCGAGTTGCGAAGTAACACGATTTCCAAATTCTTCCTGATATCCCTTGTCCAGAGAATCCAGGCGTTGTCTCAGGGATTCGTTTTCCTTGTGGACATTTTCCGCATACTGAACGGCAGACTGTTTCTGGCGCTCCTCTTCGCGGAACCGCTTGGTCAAGTCATTAATACGGGTCTTAACTCCCGCACTATACTCCTCAAGCTCTTCCTCCTGCTTGAGAGACTCCGCTTTTACTTCTACTTCTCCAGAAGAGTTATTCTTCTCTTCGGTATCTTCCTCAATATTTACATCAACAGCAGACTCGTCGGAGTCTCCTGTTTCAATCTTTGTTTCCTGTGGCATGTCATGGTTCCCATGGTCTCTTTCTCCTTTCTAGACATGTTTAATATCATCAGGCTCAAGAATCGTCGCAATGACCTCATCGTCATTGATGATACGGACTTCACCGCCGTCGATCTTAAATCTGGCGCCGGCGTAACGGCCAATGCAAACCCACTGGCCTTCTTTGCACCATGGCTTACAATCATTAGATCCAAACTTGTCAGGATCCTTGTACGCCAATGGTCCAACCTTTACCACGTAGGCGACCACCGTCGCTAACGCTTCTCTATCCCGGACAGCATCAGGGATATAAACACCACCATCTGTGGTGGCTTTACCCATGTACGGCATAACCAGAATACGCCAGCCCGTGGGCTGCGGAAGACGATCATTTAATTCAACTTCCAAACGCTCTGGATTAAGTACGCGCTCGTCTTTTTCTACATAAGCCGCCGCTACAGCATCCCTGTTGTTATCTTTGGCAATATGATCTGGTACAAAAAGAGTTTTGGTCATTCTTCTTCCCATGATTGCAAGGCGTCCTTGACTTCCTGCTCGGCAAATCCCAATCCACTGAGCTCACCCACCAGTTGTCGATAAGATTCCATGTTCTTTGGACTTCCTTGCAGGATAGCTTCTTCCGTTAACTTGATGCGATCCTGAACGGCCTTCAAGACTACATATGCGAAAGTTGTCAGGTCGGCCAATTAAAAAGTGGCATACTTGATTGGACCACGTTTCCCTTGGGGCATTCCGCCGTGCATGTAACCTAGCTCATCGACCATGCCGCCTATGTTCTTTTTATTTTCTTTTGCGTCTTTGAAATATTCACCAAGATTGGGTGGTTTAGACTCCATAACTACCCAATAAGGATCCCCATCGGGACGTGTCATTTTCATAACCGAAGCGGTAGGACCAGTCGCATCAGCAAAAGTATCAGCATACTCTTGGGCCGCTTCACGAGTTGGATATTCTTTACCTTCGGGCATCAGTACACCTTTGTTTTCTTGGCGATCCCGCCATCGTTGCGTTGCAGATAGCCAGTGCCAAAGTACCTCTTCGGCTCAAAACCACCCATTCCGGGGGGAAGACCTCCAGTTTGGAATCCTTCTGAATCGTTGGCCTTCTTGGCCTTGGCCATAAGACCTCCAGCTTCCTTCTTGGATATACCCATCTGTTCCGACACTTGTGCCATCAGGTCCCGTTTCATGACCTTACTCCGAATGTTTCACGTGAAACAATTAGAAAGTGCCTTCCCCGTCATTGTCGTTGTAGTAACGACCACGGACCTGGGCTTGCGTTCCACGGATAAGCTTATGGCTTTTCCAATCCATCTCAGTGCGGCCCCATTCTATAGGCACGTCATGCGTACCATAGGTCACGTCTACGGCACCGCCTTCCGCAAAACTACTCACGTTCTCAGCGAATTGCGCCCGTTTACGGGTAGTCCCAGAGAAATCACCAGGGTTCGCCAATACTTCCCTAGCATACGATCCCGTGGACTTGTCCGCCCGTTTCGCTGCCGCACTAAAGGAACCAACCGTTCCCTTTTCTTTCATACGGTCGGTAGCTTTCTGAATCCATTTATTAGGCATATTACTCTCCTCTTCCTTAAAAGACCCTGATGTTCTTTTTTGATGAAGTGTATTTCTTTACTTCTTTTTTTAAAGACTTGGCCATGTATTTAGCGATAGAATCTACATCGGGGTTTTCTACTTTAGGAATCTTGCCAATTTTCCTAGCCATCAGAAGATCCTCGTCTTACGAGCTATACCACCATCGTTGCGGTTTAAGAACTTTGCCTCGAACAATTCCGCAAGGCTACGATCCTCATCAGAAATGGATCTCGGGGGAGAACCCCTTCTCTTCAGGTCAAGAAATCCTTCCCTAGTTAAATCTACCTTGGGATGCATTTTCTTGAATTCTGCATAATTTTTAGCTTTGCGTACACTCGCCATATATCCAGCCATTACGTTTACTCTCCTCTTCCCCCGGCACCCATCTTCTCGATGCGTTCCCGGTTTACATCGGCCCTGAGTAACGCGATATCCTCCTGAGAATCAATCTTCTCACGAGTTAAATCTTGACGTTCCCCTTCTCGCCGTTCCTCAAACGAGTGCCTCTCCGAAAACTCGGCGGCTTTCCTCTCCATGTCCGAGATCTTGATATCCAGTTCCTTATCGCGCAACTGTACCAGCGGATCAACCTGACCCCCACCAGGCGGCAATAATGCCGTCAGGATCTCTTCCGTGTAAGTAGCAATAAGCTGGGCAACCCTTGCTTCCACGTCCACTTGCTGCGGCTGTTGTCCTGCTTGCTGCGCTTGCTGTTCCGCCATCATCATTTCCGCCATTACTACTCCCCGGGCCTTGAATGCAATATGTTCGCAAACATGAGCCTGAAGAAGAGCAAATATAGGCGGCGTAGACGCCGGAATTGGCGTCTTCATAAACATCATATGAGCCGCGATGTGGGCATCATGGTCCTGCGTCGGAAACGCCTGAAGAAGCTCCTGAATAATGGACTTCGCGTTCTCTATAGATGGGTCCGTGGGCTGGGGCGGCGTTGGGGTTGGTAAAATACCCTCAATATTAGGCACCCCAATCGCTTCGTAGATACGACGGTACGCTTCAAACATGTTGTGCATCTTCGGATCGCTCTGCGCCAGTTGAAGTTGCGTCTGAGCCAGCGCGAGTCTTTGAGACATTGAGAAGATATTCGGGTCAGAAACTGGTATAATATCGACACGGTCATCGAAATCCGTCTGTTTGATAAGGGCTTCGGCACCCCATACGTTGTAGGGGTACATAGGGGGTAATGATTCAGCGAACACCCTGGCCAGCATCTTAAATTCAATTTTCTGTGCATAGTGTAGCCGCTTGTGTATGGCGGACATTACCTTCGACCCTCGCTCGAGAAGAGCGACAGTCGTTCCTACTGCGGCTTGCTGGTTGCCATCACCAACCTGTAAGTCCGTGATTGCCGCAAAACGCCGTCCGGCGTCTACGACAAACCCAAGAAGAGCCATAAGCGTCTGGCTCGGTTCCCCATACGGGAGAGGGAGAATGCTATCTTTAAGAACCCCGCCAGGAACGTCAATGTCACGAAACTCGCCAGGAGAAAGGGGTACATCAGCATCACGAATACGGATGCCACGAGCCTTAAAACCAGCGGGAAGATTCGCTAATGTGCCGGCATCAATCAATTGTCTCAGGATAGAAGTTGCGGAACGCCCAAGTCCCCCAATCATATGGAGCAGGCCCAAGCCATAGAAGCCTAGCCCGGGCAAAAACTTGTAATGAGTAAAGTACTGAATCTTGCGATAGAACTCGTCGCCCTCTTTCCAGTTGCGACGAATGGACAAAACCTTGGAACTTCCCTCGTCAATAGTAATTATATAAGGAAGCTTGATCCCCGTTAGTTCACCATCGATGGGACTGCGGTGTTCAAACCCAGCCAGATCCAGTACTTTACTCATTACAAGTTTTTGCCCGGGCTAGGCTTCTATGGCTTGGGCCTGCTCCATATGCTTGGGGGAC